CCGCCGGCTCGGTCGGTGGGTTGGACTCCCCTCCCGGGTTTCCCTCAGACTCCCTTCCCAACCCTCCCCTACCCTTCCCTTCCCTACCCAACCCAACCCTACCCAACCCAACCCTACCCGTGGCCGGGTTTTCCCGGGAATGGCCCGGTACGGCCTGTCTGTTGAATTTAGGGAACTTAGAGGCGACAACCCATTTTGGACGTTGCCAGCGCTTCCACGAAGGTATATCGAAAATCATACGTCCTTCGGCGTCTTCGTATATGCGAATCATGCCCTTCGAGGCGAGTACGGCCAGCCACCCGGCGACCGTTTCTGGGGTGACCTGGTCCATCGGGAAGACCTCGGATTTCAGATATCCCGGGGTCGCCTTGCCGCGGCCTTCGTCGTCGGCGACCTTGCCGAATAAGCCGATCCAGAGCAGCCGTTCCCAGGGTCCGAGGGTGGTGAAGTCTTCGGAGGTGAACATCTCTTCGTGGATGAATCTCTTGAGGGGCATTCGTCTCTCCGGATGGGACCTGGTGGCCGCAGGGGATCGGGGAGGCGGTCCTGGTCAGGGCGGGCGGGCGTGGGGGGTTGCGTGGGTCACTTGCCGGCCTTGTTCTTCGTCGGCTCCAGCGGGAGCGCAGCCTGCGGGTTGAGCGACTCCAGGAACGTCTCGGCCGCGTCGCGCAGCCCGTCGAGCGACAGGTTCGACTCGACGCCGCGCTTGATGGAGTAGCCCTCGCCGCGGTCCGGGTCTTCGATCTTGATCGTGATCTTCACGTCGTTCCTCCCCCGGCCTCGGCCGGCGACTCTGGTGTGTTTCGTGGCTCCAATTCCATCTGTTCGGCCTTCGGCGCGGGCGGCTCGAACGGTAGTACCTCTTGCCGCAGCCGCTTGACGGCGATCTCGCAATAGCGTTCCTCAATCTCGATGCCGATGGCGCGGCGGCCAAGCGAAGCGGCGGCAACGAGTGTCGTTCCGCTCCCCATGAACGGATCGAGTATCGCCCCAGGGACGGCGCTCAGGCAGTCGGAGATCACGGCGTAAGGTTTCACCGTTGGATGCCCGATATCGTTCGGTTGGCGTCTATCGCGGAACACGGTGCCGAGATCGTGCCGGAGGAAGTTGTCACCGGTTCCCTTGCTCGCGTGGAGGATGAACTCGCACTGCTGCCTGAATCCATTCCCCATGCCGAAATGGATCTTGTCCCACACTAGGAGCGCCCGCGGCGACCATCCCGACGCCTCGACGGCGCCCTGTAGCACCGGAAGCTGCCGCCAGTCCATAAAGCTGAATAGGTGCGCATCTCGCTTCGCCACACGGAGCGTCTCGACGCCGAACAGGCGGACTAGCATCGTGAATCCGTGCGACGTGAGATTGTCGCCACCGATCCATGAGTCGTCGGCCTCCGCGTTCCGGCGCATCGAGCCGCGCGCGCGCAACATGCCAGCGTTTCGCGCCCCGCTGCTGTAAGGCGGATCGGTGAACACGACGTCGACGCTCTCGGACGGAAGGCCGGCCATCACTGCGAGGCAATCCCCGTGGAAAATAGTGATCCCCGCCTCCTGGTAGTAGGGGGTCACCCGAAGAGCCCCATCTGCCCGATCCTCCGCTCCACTTCCTCTCTGCCGATCCTCTTGCGGGCGCCTACGGCGTGAAGGATCGCCTTCGCTCTCTGTTCCTCGCGCCGCTCCCATGCCTTTATCCGCTCCGGGTCGGCGACGATGACATAGCCACGCGGCCCAGAGTCCACCATGAGTCCCTGTTCCCGCAGCGCCCGGACGGCTTCCCCGATGCGCCTGATGTGGACGGTGCGGCCGTGAAAGTCCAGGTAGCGCATGGCGAGGTAGCGCCCGGTCTGCGGCGCCTCCGGCTCGCGGGGGAGTAGGGAGCGGAGGGCGGAGAGCACGCCCGGATCGCAGCGCGTCACGCCGCGTCCCCCCACCCCATCAGCACGCGCCGGGAGTAGTCCAGCAGCCATAGCGCCTCGATCTGATCCTCGCTCGCGGTCCGGCAGACCTCCGGCCAGCGGGCGGCGGCCGAGGCGATCATCTGTGGCTTGCCCGCGTTGCCCTTCCCGGTCGCGTGGATCTTCAGCTTCGACGTGTGGACCGACGTGTGCTGTAGATCCCGGGCCGCGCACCAGCTCTCGACGTGGGCCTCGTAGCCGAGGGCGTAGCGGGTCGCGGCGCCGCCGCGGTGGTGGGCGGCCTCCAGGACGATCAGCGCCAGCTCCGGGTGCTGCGCCCGGAGCGTGTCGAGGCGGGAAACGAGTTGGAGGTAGCGCACCCCCGGAGACTCACCGCGGCCGGGCTGGAGTTTCCACGTCCCGGACCAGATGAGCGGCCTTTCGGCGCTCCCGAGCGCGACGCCGCAGGACGTGCCGGGATCGATGGCCAAGACCTTCACAGCGGCAGCCTCCCCTGCCCGTCCCGCTCCATCTGCTCGCGGTCGGCTCGGTCGGTGGCCGGCCAGTCGATCGCCAGCGCATCGTCCGTATGCTCCACGTCCTCCGCGTTCCACCACACGATCCAGAACACCCCGCACGCCGCGCACCACTGCCGCCCGTCGTAGGAGTCCGGGAGGGTGGAGCGGATGGAGACGGACTTCGGGTGCTCACACCTCTCCCGGGCCGCGCGGGTCAGGAGTGGTCTCATGCCGGAACCTTCCCCCGGTCCCCCAGCTTCTCGTCGCGCAGGAGAGTGCGGAGCTTGTCGAGGAGGCCGGCGGGGACAGGCTGCCTGCCGGACTCCATCAGCCAAATCGGGTTCGCCGGCTGCGCCCCCTCGTACCCAGCGATCCGCCCGACGGTGGCCTGCGACATTCCCAGGCTTCCCCGCAGCGACTTGAGCGCAGCCGCGTCGCCGCTGGCGGGCTCCTGGTGCACGGGCTCAGCAGACACGGAGGCGGCCTTCGGCTTCGGGCCGGGCTTCGCTCGCTCCTTCGGCGGCTTCGGGGCGCGGGCCTGGCGCGGCCGCCTGGCTTCCGCTACCACGGCAGCGCCGATCGCGGCGGCCTGGCTCTTGGCGATGACGACCAGCTCGCGCTCGAAGTACTCCACCAGGGCGGTCAGGTTCGCGAGCCGTTCACGGAGGTCCACGAGTACGGCCTCGACCGTCTCACGCGACAGGCTCATGCCGCTTCCCTCCCTCTCTCCGGCTGCCGCTTGAGCAGCTCCTGAGCGAGACGATTCACGCGGTTGTATTCGTTCGGGGCGTCGTGCCAGAGGCAGCGCTCGCGGGGGGTATGAAGCTCGACGCCACAGCCGGGCTTGCGGCACCAGCGGGGGGCGGTCATGCGGAGCCCCCCAGCCGTTCGATCTCGCGCTCCACATACCAGCGGGCCTTCTTGAGATCCTCGATGCCGTCAACGCCGCTCTTGAGCCCAGCGCGCCAGAGGTACTTCACGGCGTTCCCGACGCAGAAGTTCATGTGCTCCGTGACCTGGATGCACTCCACGCCGCTCGGGTGGGCGGTGTAGTGCGGCGGATGGTTGATCGGGTCGCTCACACCCCCACCCCCGCCCGCCCCGGCGCCTCGACCGTGGACCGCCCCTCCGCGTCCCGGGAGGCGTAGAGGATGAGCGTCTGGCCCGCCGCGTTCCGCTCCGCTGCCAGTGCAACGAACTGCTCCGGGGTCTTGCCGACGATCGTCTGGAGCACGATCACCTGGTGCGGGCAGGTAGAGAGAACCGCGAGCGCCGCCGCCTTGCTCCCCGGGTCCAGCCGGTCGAAGTCGTCGACCACCACGAGCCCGAGTCCGCAGGCGGACGCCACCGCGACCTGGAACGCCAGGCCGAAGCGGATCTGCTCTGAGCTGCTGAGCAGCCGGGTCGGCAGGCCGTTGACCAGCGCGTCGTCTTCCAGCGCCAGCAGCGGCGCCAGGTCCACGCGGAAGCCCATCGGCTCGAGCTGGGCCTTGACGGCCGCCTGGAAGTCAGCGACGCCACCACCCCCCGCGAGATCCTTGCGGATGCCGTCGGGGCCGAGCAGCTCGCACAGGCGATCGAGCTTCTCCCGCTCCGCCTCCGCCGTCTCCCGGCCCGCGGTCGCCTGCTCGTACGCGCGCACCGCCGCGGCGTGCCCGGTGAGCAGGTCCAGCCGCCAGCGGCCCCCGGCGATCCGGGTGGCGAGCGCGTCCACGTCGACAGGCGCCGGGGTCGTTGCCTCGATCTCCGCCAGGTCAGCGACCGCCGTCTCCCGCTCTGACTCGAGTCCCGCGATCGACTCCGCGATCTGAGCCGCGAGCGCCTCCCCCTCCTCGAGCGAGACGAGCTGCCGGGTGAGCCCCGCGACGTCCGGGGTCGCCTGGAGAATCGACGCCGCCTCCGTGACCTGGTGGCGGGCGGCTGAGACCTCCGCCTCCGCCGCCTTCATCCGGTCCCGGGCCAGCTCGAGCGACTTCTTCCGGGCCGCCGCGGTCGTCTTGGAGCCGCACGTCGGACAGCTCTCGGGCGCGGCTTCCGAGACGGATACCTCG